CTTTTTGCCTCACTCTAACGTCAAACAGATAGAAACTTTTAAAAGATAACGATTATGATACTCTCAACAACCCCACAGGGGTAAAACCAAGTAAAACAAAGGAAAATAAGGTAAAACTAAATAACTGAAATACAATCGCTTACAACAATAACACGACTTTACCTTATTTTCTTCTGTTTTCCTTAATTATCGTTAATTTTCTGCATTTTTGTCCCTTGTTTGTCCCTCGTTTTATTTATTATTTGTACCTTTGCAACACGGACAAATAAAGACATATCATTATGGCAAAACAATTCGAGGACAAGAAAGTTAGCGGGCAAGTAACGCTAAGAAGCCGTGAAACGGCAAAAGGGAAAAGCCTCTATCTTGACATTTACCAAGATGGGGTTAGAAGTAAAGAGTATTTGAAAATGTATCTTATCCCGGTTAAAAACCCCGAAGATAAGATTACCAACAAAACGACATGGGACGCAGCCGAAGCCATTGCAAGAGAACGCGCCCAAATGATCGTTAAGGGCAAAGCCGGAATCAAAGACAGGAAAAGCAAAACTCTTTTACTCGATTGGTTGGATATTAGAATTAACCGCCTAACAGAACACGCAAAAGAAATGGGCAGAGCTGACAATAATTCTGCAAAGCAAGCCAAAAAAGAAAAATTGCATATAGAAGCCTACATTAACCAAAAGTACAAAGGTAAGAAAATAACTTTGAGTGATGTTGACCGCGATTTTTGTGTAGGATATGGCGAATATCTTTGTAACGCGATGGGACGCAAAAACAAACATTGCCCCGAAAAGCCGTTATCTTCAGGGACACGCAATCTTTACTTTAAAGGTTTTTCGACAGCCTTAAACGCAGCCGTGAAAGCGGGACACTTGCAAACAAACCCGATGGAACATTTAGATATTACAAAGATCGTAGGCAAAAACACGCCAAACGAAAGAGTGTATCTTACAGCAGACGAATTGCGGAAACTGATCGCAACCAAATGCAAGCGTGAAAATGTGCGTAATGCTTTTCTGTTTTGTTGTACGTGCGGTTTGAGGTGGAGCGATGTTAGCACACTTAAATGGGAAGATATACACGCAGACGGGGACGAATGGAAGATAGAGAAAAGAATGATAAAGACAAGCGAATTATTATATTTGCCGCTAAGTAACGAAGCCAAAAACTATTTGCCCTCAAAAGAGTTAAAGGAGAGTAGCGAATTAGTTTTTACTTTACCCACTCTTTGGGCAACAGAAAGAATTATAACGGATTGGGTGAAAGAAGCAAAAATAGCCAAACACGTTACTTTTCATTGTGCCCGTCACACCTTTGCAACACTGATGTTAACCCAGGGTGCAGACTTATATACAACGAGCAAGCTATTAGGCCACACAAGCGTTAAGACAACGGAAATATACGCAAAGATAGTAGATCAGAAGAAAGTGGAAGCCGTTAACTTGTTAAATGGATTATTAACCGCTAAAAACGATTAGGGATTATGGAAAAGACATATAACGATATAGTAGCCGAGAACCAGGCACTAAGAAGCGAAAACAACACGTTAAAGCGCGAAATGAAGATTTGGCGTAATTTCATGGCAAGCCATTTCCCCGAATATTTAGACGTTTTCGATGTTGTATGCGATACGCCCCAGGGCAAACAGACCGCGGCAAAATGCGGCTGCAAAGTAGTTAGTTTTAACCCCCTAAACAAATGAAGTTATGACGGCATACGGAATTATACAGCAGCACCCGGAATGGGTTACAAGTGAAAGAACACCCAGGGCAGCGATCCAAAAGACAGCAGCCCGATATATCCGGGAACTTGAGGGCAGCAAGAATTTTTGCAGCCTTATTACAGAGGATTTAGACGATCTGTTAAGACACAGGGACGCGACAAACGATTTTGCGGGTATAGTGACAGACAACAGCAACAAAACCCAGGTAAGCGAAGAAAGCCCCGAATATATGACCGACAAACGAAATGCCCAAATATACGCAATCTTTATTAAAGCCGTTATTTCGGAATTATCCGGTAAGGCCATTTGCACAGCCGCCCTGGTTGAGGAATGGCGCGAAAGATACGCGGTTAAGTTAGAGGGCTTAGAGGGTAAAACAACAGTTGCAAAAGCCGGAAGCGAAACGCGTATATTAGAGCCGTTACAATATGGGCGCGCAAAAGAAATATACAAAGCGTTAATCAAATATTCCTTAATTGATTGTGAGGAATCAGATTTTACCAATTTGTTTTGCACCAGGCCAAGCAAATATAACGACAACACCCCCACCCCCGCAAAGATCAATTGGAAAGGAAATATAAAGCGTGAACTTGCATTATTTTGGGAGGGTATGTGTTTCTTTGCGGGTTGCAGCCGTACAGAATGGGAACAATTGCCATTATACATTAATTCAGAGTTACAGGCAAACAAAGGCGATTTACACGATATAAAGAAAGATAGAAACACATATTTTAGCCATAAGATCAAACGTATTTTCGACAGCATTTTAGAAAAAGAAAACGAAGAAAACACGTATAAACTTGCAGACGCTTTAGCGGAAGCAAAGACCGAAAAAAGGATAAAAGACCTTTTAGGGTAATTACACAAATTAATTTGGGCGCAATCTTATTACAGGGTTGCGCCTTTTTTGGGGCACCCACAGCCCACATGATGAGGCCACGCCAGGCAACAGCCCCACAAGTGGGGTGCAAGTGGGTGTTATAGTTGCATATCCTTATACCTTATTATTTACCTTTGCACATAATTATATATAATAAGGTATGGAAGCAAAAGAAAAAAAGTATCTATCAGTAAGGGAAGCAGCCGAATATATCGGTTACTCCATTGGTTACGTTTACAGGCTTGTAGCGTTAAACGTATTGCCACATTACACCCCGAATGGTGGGCGCATTATATTTAACCGGGTAGAACTCGATGAATGGATAGCCAGGAACGGCAAACAGCCAGGCGATCCCAAAACGGAACATATCGTAATAAGATAGTCAGTATATGGAGAATTTGAAGTTAACCCACGATTTCGATTTAGACGTAGCCACAGCCCACAGCCGTTTATCTAAAAAATGGAAAAACAAAAAGTGGAAGTGGAGCGAGATCGTAAAGAAGTGCAGCGACACCAGGCGAACAGATGAAAGCGTAGCCGAATACATGAAAATGGATCGCAGCGAACAAAGCAACGTTAAGGACGTAGGCGGTTTTGTTGGCGGTTATTTGTCAGGCGGTACGCGTAAGACTGAAAACGTTATGTGGCGAAGTATGGCAACACTCGATATTGATTACGGGACAAATAACGTTTGGGACGATTTCACGATGCAGTTTAATTGTGCAGCTATGATTTACAGCACGCACAAACATACACCCGAAAAGCCCCGCTTTCGTTTAGTAATTCCGTTTTCGCGCAATGTTGAGCCAAAGGAATATGAGCCGATTTGCAGAAAAATAGCAGACGCAATAGGTATTGAATTATTCGACATTACGACCTATCAATTACCACGCCTGTTTTATTGGCCGAGTACACCCAGGGACGGGAAATATATTTTTGAGTACCAGGACGGGCGCGCCCTCGATGTTGACGAAGTATTAAGCAAATACGTTAACCCCCAGGACGTGAGCGAATGGCCGACAGGCAGCAGAGAAAGCGAAGCCGTAGCCCACGAAATGCGAAAGGCGGGTGATCCATTGGAGAAGCCCGGACTAATAGGCGCGTTTTGCCGGGCATATACGATAGAGGAAGCAATAGCAAAGTTTTTGGCCGACAAATACGAAGCCACAGCAGCAGAAAACAGATTTACGTACAAATTGGGTAGTGTTGCAGCCGGGTTGGTTTGCTATGATAATAAGTTTGCATACAGCCACCACGAAACAGACCCCGCAAGCCAGGTACTTTGTAACGCTTTCGATTTGGTAAGAATCCATTTGTTTGGGGTACACGATGAGGGAACACGGCAAACAGACGTTACCAAATTGCCCTCATATCTGAAAATGCAAGAATTTGCAGCCAAAGACACAGCCGTTAGCGAGTTACTGACAAAGGAGCAACAGGCAGCAGCCCAAAGCGATTTTGCAGATATTGAACTAACAGAGGAAGCCCCCGGAAACCTCAAATACATAAATGCAAGTTTTGATTTTGACAAAGCCGGGAGAGTAAAAGACACACCCCACAACAGGACAAAGATCGTTATAAGCGATCCGAACTTTAAGGCGGTTAGGTACGATCTGTTTGCACAACGTGACGTTATCACAGACCCCCAAAGCATATTTGCGGGAACACACCCCGGAGAGGTTGACGATACGGCACTATCTTTAATGGCTCAATATGTGGAAACGACATACCAGTTAAAAACAAGTATAGGCGCGTTAACTGACAAAATGTTATTACCCACAGCACCCGCACCGACAGAGACGAAGCCCGGCAGAGGTTTTAACCCTGTTATTGAGTTTATAGGCGAATCCCAGGAATGGGATAAAACGCCCAGGATCGACACCCTGTTAATAGACTATTTAGGAGCAGAGGACACAGAGTTAAACCGCGCTATTACCCGCAAATGTTTTGTTGCAGCCGTAGCCAGGGCGATAAACCCAGGGTGCAAGTTTGATTATTGCTTAGTGTTGCAAGGCGATCAAGGAATAGGCAAAAGCACTTTTATTAGTGTAATGGCGGGTAATTGGTTAGGCTCTTTGTCTTTGTCAGCGGGTGCAAAAGAACAATGCGAGACGTTAACGGCAAGTTGGATCGTTGAAATACCAGAGTTAAAAGGTATGCGCCAGGCAGACACGGACGCGATCAAAGATTTAATATCCAGGCAATCGGACGATTACCGGGCAGCATACGCACGTAAGCGCACAAAGAACCCGCGCCATTGTATCTTTATTGCGTCAACGAATGATAATAATTTTCTGAAAGATACAACAGGCAACAGACGTTTTTGGGTAGTACCGATTAAGGGTAACGGAAGCCCCGGCAAATGGTTTAGGCAGCTTGTAGAAGCCCGCGCCCAAATATGGAGAGAAGCCCGGTATTATTTCGATCAGGGCGAAACACTTTGCCTTAGTGAAAAATTAGAGACACAGGCAAAGGCAATACAAAGCAATTTCACGGAAGCCGCGCACGATCCGTTAAGGGACTATTTGCAGCAATGGTTAGATATTCTTATTTGGCCTAATTGGGAGAGTTACAGCCCCGAAAGGAGACGCGCGTATTATGTGCAATATGATGATACCGAACCGATAGCCAAAGGCAGCAGATTGCGCGAAACGATAACGATTTGTGAGATAAGAACAGAGTGCCCGTATAGAGGGTTAAGCAAATACAAGGATAATCAAATAATCGCGATATTGAAAAGTATCGGTTGGGAATATGTGAACAAGCCCAAAAGAATAAGCGGATATAAGAACGAGAACGGCAAGGGCAATAAGATGTTGAGATACTACAAACGCCCGGAATCCGATCCCGCATATTTTGCACACCAAAATAAAGAAGACGATGAAAGCGATATTTAGGTTAATTTGGGGTGTTGCAGTAGGTGTTGCAGAGGGTGTTGCAGTAGGTGTTGCACTTAGGCATTTTTGCACCCCAAGAGAGGTGCAACACCCTATTTGCAACCAGGTAAGCACCCGTAAACAAGAAAGCCGCAATAAGTCCCCAGGTGATTTAAGGTGTTGCACTTTAGGGAAAATCGGGTAAGTGCAACACCAAGTGCAACACCAAGTGCAACACCCTAAACCCCGATAAATAAAGGCTTTCCCGTAAGGGTGTTGCAGTGTTGCACTATATTTTAATAAAAATAAATAAGGAATAAGTAACATATAAATATATAGTAAAATACGCCCGCGTATATAAAAACGCATTTGTAACATACGCATATATATAAAAAATAAACATGGGGTGCAACACCCAAGTGCAACACCCTGTAAAAAGTAATAACGAATAAACAGCAGCAGACAATGAGAAAGGATCAGTTAATAGAAGCGATAACAAGCGCGCCCGATTGCTTAGATATAGAAGTAGCCGTAAAGGGTGACAATTCCGATAACGTATTATATCGGAGAGTTATTAAAGTGGAACGCAGACACCGCGAAGATATTGGACGCGATGTTATAAGCCTTATTTGCCTAAAGAGCCTTAAAGATGAAAAAGAGCATTTTGCGGCAGAGGACAAAGCCTGGAGAGCAGAGCGAAAGAAAATACTAAGTGATGCAGCTTTATTGGATCAGCAGCCACGCGATCAGAAGCCAAAGCAAAGTAAAGCACGAAAGAAGAAAGCCGCAACCGATAACGGCAAAGGTGACAAATACGACAACGCCTTTGATTGTGATAACGTTTGTGTTGGTACAGATCAGAAGTCCAAAAAGGCGTTAACCTTTGCAGATATGCAAGGAATGGTTAAGACACAATTAGAGCAAGACCCAGGGGATTACGACAGCGTTTTTGATAACTTTGGTAACTTTGGTAACACCTTTAACGGCTTCACAGGTTATGAGGACGTAGAGGAGACCCCCAAAAACCAGGATAATGAAAATTAAAGAGGCCAAAATCAAGTCGGGGCGGGTGTTTTTTAATCGGTACGGGGTACGGTTAAACCTCGCCCAACCCTCTTTTCATACGAGAGTAATTTTTTAGTTTTGTGGGGGTTGAGTGGTTTGTGTGCCCGCTTGTGTGCCCGCGCGAATAATTACAGGAAATCAGATTAATAAATAGTATTATACGCGATAATAGATGTTAGGAAATTGGACGGGAGAAAGGTTACATAGAAAACAGCTCAAAGAAAGTATAATAACGGCAAATATCGAAATACGTTTGTTTGAATCAGAGCAAACACCCCCGCCAGGGTGTTATATTGGTTTTCCTGTTTGATAATTGGGAAACGCTTTGGAGTGATGAAGAAACAAAAGGTATTGAGACAATAGAGCCGGGAGCGATTAGTAACGATCAGTTAAACAACAGCGATTTTACAATAGGTTTTGAGTTTTCCGAAAAGGTTATATCTTTAGCCAGGATCGCAAACGGAGAGGGCGCAGCGTGCAAGGTTGAATCGAAAAGCCTGTATTTCATTTTCAAAGTGCCCGATACCTTAGAGGGTAATTCCGTAATAGAAGTTATAAGAAACGGGTGGTGTAAAAGCTGCAAAGTACAATTTGCCACATATTACGAAAACAGGGATTTTGTGCGTTTTTCGCGAATGAAAGACGGGGCAAAAACCGCTTTTGTTTTTAACGTTATTAAGGTTGCAGAAATAACGAGTTTATTGTTACAGGCTAAAGAGGGATATTTTGATATTACACCACTAAGGGAGTTTTGAAAAAAGCAACGCCCAATTTACAGGCTTAAAGTATATGGTTTAGACCATTTTGAGAGAGTAGCCCAAAACGGGGAAAAGTTATACATACCAGGTGCAAACCCGTATGTTATAGCCGCGTTTGCATATTTGCACGATGTGGAGAGAAACGACAGCAAAAGCGATCCAGGACACGGGGAAAGAACGGCAAAGCTAATAGATAGAATCCGGTCTGTTTGTTTGGCCGATTTTTCTGATGTAGAAATACAGCTATTAAAAGACGCGTGCAGATTACACGAAACAACCAGGCAAACGGGTAACAGGACAATAGATGTTTGCTTAGACGCTGACAGGCTCGATTTACCCAGGTTTGGGATTTATCCCGACCCACAAACAATGGCAACAGAAAAAGGCGCGTTATTCGCAGCGGAGTTAAAACGGAACAAATAGCCCCATACACCCGTAAGGAAAGCCCCACAGCGTGCGCAAAAGCATAAGACCGTATATGTATAGGCGAAGCCAACAAAACGAGCCCACAGGCGATATTTAGCAAGGTTTTAACAATTGGCCGTACCAGGCAACAGCCCCGCGATCTGACAGCAGAAGCCCCACAAGTGGGGTGCAAGTGGGTGTGATTATCTTTTATTATACCCAATTATCCCGTAACTTTGCACCCAAAAGATATAGAAACTATTAAATTAAACAAGTTATGGAAGTAAACGGCACTAACAAGGCAGAAACGCAGTTGCTGACAATAGAACAGGCAGCAGCTTTTTTAGGGTACAAGAAAGGATACCTTTATAAATTGGTACACTTTAAGAAAATCCCACACCTAAAATATGGTGCAAGATTTGTACGCTTTCGTTTAGAGGATTTACAGGAATGGCAGCAAGCCAAGTTTGTAGAAGTGCCCTCAATGGATCAGATGAAAGCAAACGCAACCCGGTATTGTTTGGAACACGCCAAAGCGTAAGATATAGAAATTAGTAATAGACAGAAAAATGGCAAAAGAGGTAAAATTTAACGTCCGAATATCTGTTGACGGTAAGGAGCAAATTGTAACGGCCACCACGTCGCTTAACGATTTGCGGCAAGTCATGGATAAAGCAAAGGGTAGCGCGGCAAAGTTACGCGATACCCTGTTGAACTATAACCAATCCGTACAGGTACTACAGAACGTAACCAACGCCGTTTCGCAGCTTACGGGTACACTTAACAACGTTACAGCCGAAAGTCAGAGTTTTGGCGCAGCCATGAAAGCCGCTAATACGATGGCGGGTAAAGATGCAGCGGGATTTGATAAACTTAAAGGTCAGGTAGCCGAATTGTCTAAGACTATCCCAATGGCCCGTGATGCTTTGGCAAATGGCTTGTATCAGGTTATCAGTAACGGTGTACCCGAAGATAATTGGATTAGTTACCTTGAAGCGTCCGCACGATCAGCCGTAGGAGGTATAGCAGACGTTGGCGAAGTTGTTAAGGTAACATCTACCATTATCAAAAACTACGGGCTTGAATGGGACGCAGCCCAGGACATACAGGATAAGATACAGCTTACGGCCAAGAACGGCGTAACGTCGTTTGAACAACTTGCAGCCGCTTTGCCGTCAGTGACAGGCCAGGCAGCGCAGTTGGGCGTATCTTTTACTGAAATGTTGGCCGTAATGAGTACGTTAACGGGCGTAACGGGTAATACCGCCGAAGTATCGACACAGCTTGCAAGCGTACTGACTGCATTAACGAAAGAGAGTAGCAAGAGCCAGAAGATGGCAGAGGCTATGGGTATTTCGTTTAATGCCGCATCTATCAAGGCAGCAGGTGGTTTCCGTAATTTCCTGTTGGAACTTGATAAGACTATAACAGCCTATACAGCTAAAACGGGTGAGTTGAAAGAATCCGTTTACGCTAAGTTGTTTGGCCGCGCAGAGGCTTTGCGCCTGGTTAACGGACTGACAGGCCAGATGGCTGATAAGTTCGCCGAGAACATACAGGCACTTGATAATAGCGCGGGTACAATGGCAGCAGCCTACGAAGATATGGCAAGCACCAACGCATCTAAACTGCAAATGATGAAAAACCAATGGGGCCAATATACTGACTACATAGCCGATAAGGTAGGAGGCATACAGCCTGTATTGAATTTCGGTAGCCAAATGGGTATGACCATTGTTTCGGTGCTGACACTTACGCAGGCTTTCCAGAAGCTACATATTGCCCAGGCTTTGGCCTCAAAGTCAATGTATCGAACTATTGCAGTGTATGCCCTGTTTGGTACTAATTCCCGCCGCGTTGCAGCCGCTACCCACGTAATGGCTAATTCTTTCAGGAGCGCAGCCACTAAAGCCGTAGC